ATAGGATCGTCGGCACACTTCATATATTCCTTAAGCATATCAGGCGACCACTCAATTGGAGTGCCACCGCGCTTGAGCATGGGATTGCCTAGGTAGCCGGTATCAGACATTTATTCATCGCTTCCTTTAATCATTTTCAATAGATCAGCTGTAGATAGTATCAAATTGTTGTTTGTTATATTAGTCTGTGCTTCTTCTTCCTTCTTGGGATTTATAATCTCATCCTTTGCATATTTCTTTCGCATTGATAAATCAACGAAATCCCTATTAGCATCTAGTAGTGTTTTCATCATGCCTGATACTACTTCAAATGCCCTTGGAGATTCAGATTGTTTGGCTAGATTGATAAGTTCATCTAGTGAATCATCACCGAGTCCTATAATTCTCTCAACATTTGCTCTTGCCTTTTCAATATCCCTGAGAGTGTCGTCTGCGGCCGCGAGTGCTTCTAAATCTGTAATTGAAACTTCCGTATTCTTTTCTTCGTTAGCAACTGGAAGATATTCGACTTCTTCTACTGTGGCATCCACAGTCTCACCTAATGCTTCTTCTAGCGGTCTGAGACCTAAAGCTTTTTCAATTGAATTAGTCATCGTTGCCTTCCGTAATTGTTGTGATGCTAGACCAATCATCACCCATTTCTATATCTTCATATGCTATTGTTTCGTTAATATCGGTAGTAGGTTCACCGTTTGCTGTTAAGCCTGGTTGGACATTAACTCTACTTAATTGACTATCGGTGTCTACCGCGGTGTCATATAACTTTGAGTCAACAAATTTAATAACTCTTTTATTTCGGACAGGCCCAAAAAAGAAACCTTTCATCGTAAAACTAAGAGTCCACATTAACGATCTTCTAGTTTCAAAATCACCATCATAAATATCCTCAACACTTACACTATTTAGGATTAGAGGTATATCCATTGGTGGCAAACCGTTAATTAAGTTTACTGAAGTTGTATACTCTGGTTTAAAAAAAGGCAATATCTGTTCTAAAATCTTAGTACCATCCTCCGAATATTTTGTCATTACATATAAGTTAAATTCAAGATTATAAGGTGCTGGTGAATATACAAAATCGCCCTCTGTTGATGAATTTATTTTATTTAATGAGCCTATTTTTCTCTGCCCATCATAATTCATTGATGTAATCTCAAACGACATACGAGGTAGTGATATTGCCTGTGGTCTATTTAAATTAGGGTCCTGTGTCAATCTAGCTAGGAATTTCTGATATGGGCCATACGCGATGGGAACAATCATTCGCTGTAATTCCGTAGCAGAATTATCTTCACGAGTTATTGATATCTTATTAAAAATTGTACCGAAAATTGCTATATATTTTCGCGTTGTGCCATTATAAAAGTGATTTGCTATGGCCATTTATATGTTCCTATTTACCAAGTGTCATTGCTCCAAGCAACACGTTTCCAAATATCTACCAAACCATCCGTATATGACGCAGCACAATAGTAAATATAACCGCTATCAAGGGCCACTGCACCTAGAGCATCGCCACTAACACCCTTGCTTGTCGTAGGGATAGGTTGTGTAAATCTCGTACCAACGGGTATTTCGATTGCTGCAATTGAATTGTATACCTCAGTAAAATTAGAATTTACTTTAGTAAATGCGGTACGTAAAGGATCACCTGTTCTATCGTTAGGTACCGTTCCTATATTAATAGTTTGCTTAGCCATGAATGGTCCTCTTTAAATGATGTCTGCTGTGTATTCCGTGCTGTCGGCGGATACATCTATTTGATCTGCTGTAATAGCATAATTTGTAGGCTTTGTTATTGGCTCAGAGAATGGATCTACCTCAGTAAAATCTATAATATCATCACCTTCTTCTTCAAAGAAAATATTCTTTGCAATTGGATCTGTCTGCTGTAATCTATTAAGTGATTCCGTTCCTTCTGTGCGTAATGCACCAAAATATGCGTCGATATCAGAAGAACCTGTTTCGAAGCGCTCATTTGAATACTCAAACAATTCACATTTTAAATCATAAACTTGAAGTGCACCAGATTGATAGAATACAGATTCATGTTCTACAAACATAATCTTAAAGAATTTTTGATTTAAAGGAAGATAAACCAGATCACCTTCTCTAGGTCTTGTAATTGTAGGATTCTGTCTAGTAATAAACCGTTCAAATGTTCTGTGTGCAATTGTAAATACTGCTTGATCGCGGATCTGTAATCCAAATCTACTAAGGAAATCACCTTCGCCTTGAAAGCCATCAATTGACTTAACATACATGTCTGCGGAATATGCAGCATTGAAGATTGATAAATCATCCTCATTTAAAATTTCATCAACAGACTGTATTGACCTGGTAATATATGCCATATCCAAACCGTAGATTTGAATGCTTTCAATAACCAAGTCATCGATAAGTGACTGTTCATTAGAGTAGTCATAATTTTGAAAAAACGAATTAGTTGCCACTTACATTATCCTGAGAAATTAAAAATCATGGGCTGCAAGGAACTAATTGCTTGTTCTTCCATTGTGCGACGTTCTTCTCTTGCCTCTGCTAGGATTTGTTCGCCATTAAACTGAACACCACCCACTAGCTGCATATTTGTAAATTTGGTAAGATTAATACCCCATTGCTCTCTTACTAATGTAGCCGCATAGTTTTGTAACCAGCGGTCATTCCACATATCAGAATAAAGCACCTCATCAATAATATCATATCCCTCGATAATGATAAAATTACCTGGTGTGAGTTTACTCATAGTAATGTCAAGATGTAGTTTATTCACATGCTTATTATATCTAATCATAGGTTTACCAACAAGTATCTCTTGAATAAACTGAAGATGCTGCATGGTCATGTAGTAGTTGCTCATCGAATATCCAGTAATATCCTGAATGTTATTTAATACGAATTGATATGATACATTGAACATACCGGTACCAGAACTAATTGACACCCCCATATCAAATACACGAGTAATACCAAGAAGACGTTGATAAACCTCAGTAGGTAGCTCAATAAATCCATTATCAATATCAGTCTGGGTAAGTTGATGCTTTAGATATACATGCTCAGCACCATTGTAATGATAGTCATTCCAGAATGAAATTGCTTCATCAATTCGGTCATCAATTTGCTCGTCAGAAGCGTTTATTTGGATTACTGGAGCACCAATCTTGCGAAGAATGTACTCTTTAAACTCTTGTCTTGATGCTGGTTTAGCCATATCTTAAAGCCCTATCCTATGTTTATTCTATTTATAATGGAAGGAATATGCATTATTTTGTTGACAGTGCTACTACATGTGATATAATTGAATTATCATTCATAATATGGAATTTATACTATTTACTAATATTGCTTGCAGCTAGAAATATTGCTTGATCTTCCGCATAATAGTCAAGAAGTTTTTTCATAAAGTCTGTATTTACTAGAAGTTCATCAACATAAGGCTCGATCCTTAGCTTGTGCTCATTTTCAACGGTAGAGTTAATTGTTCTAAGATCATTTATTCCCAACACATCGTTAATAGTTTTACTAAAGTTATTGTCCATCGCTATGTAGTGTGGATTGTGTAGATCTCTGCAGAAATAAGAAAGAGGCTGATGATGTAAATCACCTCTTTTTTCAAAGTTTTCCCAATTTCTACTATTAAACCAATGCTCAAAATTTGAAAAATCATATTTTGAATGATGTATGTGATGATAGCATATCTCAATAGTAGAACCTTTCCATCTGCTTACTACATCTCTAACAACAATTACCGCCTCATAATGATGATTCTTGTCCTTTATATAATTACCATTTTTCCAACCCATTTTAAGCAAATTGTGCGATACACTTTTTGAGGCGTTTTTAGGAATATCTAACCACATTTTTTGTTCTTTGTGGTTGTAAAAACAATTACCGGGAAAGTTCATAATCCAAACCTATCTTTTACAGTTTCGTGCACTGCGATATAATCAGGGCCTATAAAATTTTCATCTGTTAGAGTATAATCATGAAATTCGATACGATCCTTTTTTAAGCGGCCTAGTTTAAAGCCCAGAGGTTCTAAAAATTTATAACTGTCAATTAACATCCATTTTGTCAATACACATATGAAGCTATACTCAAATTGTATTACTTTTACCTTTCCGGCTTTTAATGTATTTTCAAAACCTTTAAAAACTTTACCCTCAGCACCTTCTGTATCAATTTTAAGATAATCAATTTGCTCTATCTGTCTGCTATCTACATACTGATCTCCGGTCATTGTTAAACCAGTGCGAATTTCACTATCATCAAGTCTAAGATCAAGAATAGAAGTGCTCAATGCATCATATGATGTTTTATATTTCATTGGTATCGGGCCAGCGGAATCGGACAAACCAAAACTGTTAGGTATCATCTTGTTGTCAAGTTCAATGTTTGAAAGCATTTTTCTATATGTATCTGGCATGACCTCAAACATATGGATATCAGCATTTGGCTGGTATTGTCTAGTCATGTGAGTCCATTCACCTATGTTACAACCTACATCAAAGATTGTATTAAACTGATTGTTAAATCTATTTTGAATCCAAGTTTCACCGTGTGCATCAAACTCACTTAATGCATATTCTCTATTGTAAGTATGACTCATTATTTAAAAACCTTCTGTGTATTTGTATCTAGAACAGCAATCTCTGGTTGCTGTGTGTTATTAGTTGGTTGATCGAGAACCTGAACATCTTGATTTAGTTTATAATAATGTGTTCCTTTGTGATCACATATAATTGTAGTATCTGCCCATACTTTGAAGCCGTTATCTCTAGCCTTTTTACAAAAGTAAACATCTTCCGAAATAGTATCTCTGTGATTTAATGCAGATTGATAATTGAAATGCGGATATTCCATTTTACGGAACACTTCAGATTTTACAAGACATGCACCAAAACCACAACCAGCAACTTCTACTATGCCTTTATTCTTTAATAGCTCATATGGTATGTTTGTCATGCCGCCATTTGCTGTAACCATATAAACTTCTACAGTATGTGTATTTGGTATCCGTTGAATATAAAGACCGGTAATAATATACTTATCAGCCGCTAGCATCTTTGTTAATGTGTCTTTTGGTAAAATAATATCCGAATCGACTGATAGCATATAATCGTATGATTTTGCCCATTCAGCTGATAAATTTCTTATCTGGTCTATTTGATAGCCGTAAAAGAATTGAAACTCGACCTTATAACCCTCTGGGATATCTAGGTCATAAATTGATTTAAAAGTTTCCGGTTCTATATACTTGGCTGTTGGTACTGCTATTAGTATCTTTTTCACTTTGATTTGGTCCTTCTTATATGAAAGATTTGCATTTTGATTTTGCTCTGCACCTCTGACTTTATAGTCATTTAGTGGATTTGCATCATTATAATTGCATACTATTTCCTGATTGCAATAAATCTTATCTGGTGCTATCTGTTCGATCAATCCATAGAATAATGGATTATCATGTCCAGATTTCATCCATTTATTGTCTACCATAAACTTATTGTAATCTAGTGTAGAAAAGTATTTACCTAAGCAAGTACGCAAATGTGTATACGGTATTTTCCAATTAAACCTATGATCTCTATATGACTTAGACTGCTTTACATCTTCTGGATATTCTTGAGCAATTAAAGGTATATTATCAACTACTGACCACATTGAGCCATATGTAAACTCATAGCCCTGTGAATATAGATCATTGTAATACTGGAAGATTGTATTGTTATTTATTAGCCAATCGTCTCCGTCTAGTAGGATTACAATATCATCAGGATTACAAAACTTATCAATTGCCATTAGCTGATTTTGAATTGCACCTTTATTTCTTGCATTGTCAATTAATTTAAAGTTTGTTTGTATTTCACGCGGCAGTTCTTCAATTGTAGCTTTTGCAATATTTACTGAATTATCGTCGGACGCATCGTTTATTAGAATGTGCATGTAATTACTGTAATTTTGTTGGGCAACTGAAAGTATATTGTTTTTGATATAGTTCTCAGCATTCCAAAAAGCTGAAACTACTACGACTCTTTGTTCAGTACCAAATGATCTATATTCCTTTAGTGCAGGCATTATACTAGTTCTTCCAAAAACTCTTGATACCTTATCATTAATTCTAGTAACGGTTTTATATTCATCCACTGAAAGAAAAGCACCAGATATCTTATAAAAGAACTGCTTCCATTGCAATGCAACTGAATCCCATCCCACAATATCTTTAACTATATTGCAATAGTTTTGTTTTTGTTGATGCAGATAAGGATTAGCATAAGCAGCAAAGAATGTATCAAGAAACTTTTGAACCTGTGTTTCTTTATCTATATGTGGGAATAAACTATTAGGTTCGATTGCATAATCAATTAAATAACAAGCTTGCTCTACTGCTGTTTCTTCAAGTGCACCGAACCGGGTAGTAACAAGCGGCGTTTTATATAATAGAGATTCAAGTGCCGATATACCAAATGTTTCTGGAAATGCACCAGGATATAACATCATAGAAGCATTAGAAAGTATTTCTGCAATTTTATGTTGAGGTATTACACCGGTAAATGTAACATCTAGATCTTTTAGGTCTTTGCGTTTAGATAGTTGCTCTACTGTATTCTCCTGCGCATCTGGTGCCGCTCCTTCACGAAACCTATAGTAACCACCTATAATTGTAAGGTGTGCCTCTGGCAGTCGTTCTTTGATTTTTGGCCATATTTGCTCAATAAGCGGTATCATACCCTTTGTTGCTGATGAGTTATAAACAAAATGATTTCTATCTTTTTTAGATAGATCTACTTCTGGTATGTGACACACAGTACCATTACGCGTTTGAAATATGGATTTTTTTAATACTTCATGATTGCGCTTTTTGCCGTGTGCTGCAGTAAGAATATATGATGTGTGCCAATCTGATAATGTAAAGACATGGTGTATTTTACCAGACAGCACTAGATCTTCCATGATTTGATCACCTTCTATAAAGGTATCATGCAACCAAAGTGTGCGCTTAGTTGCCGTATGAACAAATGGATATTCATCGGAAATAAAAGGAACAACTGTTCTAGAAACTACAACAACATCATATTGTTCCTTATGAGAAGAAGCATGTTTGTTGTCTATATATCTGACATTATCATAAATGCCTGGTTTTGAATGTGATGAATCGTCACAGTTATTAAAAACAGTGACATCAAAACCAATCTTAGATAACTCTTTTGCTATAAGTATTACAGCAGATTCAGAACCACCTAGGCCTTGTTTTGATAAGGTATCACCATCATAACATAATCCTATTTTGTCTACAATTGCAAGTTTCATAATCTTCTCTCATAATATATTAGTTCATATAAGTATATTTATATCAATCTTTTGTATTCAATTTCTTTACCGCGTCTATTAACAATGCAATTAAGGGTATATATGACACAGATTTCGTGCCATTTGGATTAGTTGATACAAGTTCTGGCATGATTATTTCAAGTTCCTGCGCAAGAACACCATAGCTTTTCTTGTGATTATCTTTCCATTCAAACGAATATGTGCTAATTTTGTTTAACATATCTAGACTGTCAATTTCAGATTCTAGATTTTTCTTGAATGTAGCATCAGATAGCGAGTTAAACTCTGTTGCATTTAGTGTACCGGTTGAAGGATTAAAGAATAACTTAGTAGATGATACAAGTAAATCCTCAATAGATCCCGCATTTGATGAAAGAAAACCAATATATCTAGTTGCATCAGTAGTCTCATCAGTTATTGCTATGGTCGAACCTTCACCTGCAGAACCAGTAAAGCCATCAATGCCAGCCGAACCTGTGAAACCATCAATGCCAGCAGATCCTGTGAAACCATCAATGCCAGCAGATCCAGTAAAGCCTAGTGATCCAACGAAACCTTGTGAACCT